TATTATTATAAAAAAAAATTGAAAAAAATAATATTTGTTAGTTTCATAGATTTTTAAGTTATTAATCAAATACAATGGCTACTATGGCTACTGCTGCTGAAATTCAGACTCTTCGTGAACTTATTGCTAAGAACAATAAGCAGTTACAGGCTCAACAGATTATTGTCACGCAGTTTGCCATGGCGCCTGGCATGGAGGGGTTCGTTGCTGAGGCCAGAAGAACCATTCCAATTATGGAAACCAAAATCAATATCATGACGGCTAATTTGGCTGCTATGGAGGTTGCTGCTGCTCCTGCTCCTGATGGTGCTGCTCCTGCTGCTGGTGCTGGTGCTGTGGATGCTGCTGTGGTGCCTGCTGTGGTGCCTGCTGTGGTGCCTGTTGCTCCTGCTCCTGGTGGTGCTCCTGGTGGTGCTCCTGCTGATGGTGGTGCTGTGGTGGCTGCTGATCCTGCTGTGGTTGCTCCTGTCCCTGCTGTGGTTGCTGCTGCTGCTCCTGCTGCTGGTGCTCCTGCTCCTGCTCTTGGTGTTGTGCCAGGTGCTGCTGCTCTTGGTGGTGCTCCTGCTCCTGCTCCAGCTCCTGCTCCTGCTCCTGCTCCTGCTGGTGCTGTGGTGCCTGCTGTGGTGCCTGCTGTGGTGCCTGCTGTGGGGGCTGCTGCTCCTGCTCCTGCTCCTGCTCCTGCTGGTGCTGTGGTGCCTGCTGTGGTGCCTGCTGTGGTGCCTGCTGTGGGGGCTGCTGCTCCAGGTGGTGTGCCTGGTGCTGTGGATGCTGCTGCTCTTGGTGGTGCTCCTGCTGTGGTGGTGGCTGCTCCTGGTGGTGCTCCTGCTGCTGCTGCAGAAGCTACCCTTGGCGTAGCGATTGCCCATGCTGAAGCTGCTGTCCATGCTGAACTTGCTGCTGCCCGTGCAGAAGCTGCTGCTGTCCGTGGTGAACTTGATGCTGCCCGTGCTGACGCTGCCCGTGCTGCTGAAGCTGCCCGTGCTGAAGCTGTCCGTGCTGCTGATGCTGTCCGTGCTGCTGAAGCTGCTACTGAAGCTGTCCGTGCTGAACTTGCTGCTGCCCGTGCTGACGCTGCCCGTGCTGCTGAAGCTGCCCGTGCTGAAGCTGATCGTGTTGCTGAAGCTGCCCGTGCTGAACTTGCTGCTGCCCGTGCTGAACTTGCTGCTGCCCGTGCTGAAGCTGATCGTGCTGCTGAAGCTACTGCCCGTGCTGAAGCTGATCGTGCTGCTGAAGCTGCCCGTGCTGCTGATGCTGTCCGTGCTGCTGATGCTGTCCGTGCTGCTGAAGCTGCTACTGAAGCTGTCCGTGCTGAACTTGCTGCTGCCCGTGCTGAACTTGCTGCTGCCCGTGCTGAAGCTGATCGTGTTGCTGAAGCTGCCCGTGCTGAACTTGCTGCTGCCCGTGCTGAAGCTGATCGTGTTGCTGAAGCTGAAGCTGAAGCTCGTGCTGCTGAAGTTACTGCCCGTGTTGAAGTTGTCTGTGCCACAGCGCTTGCCCGTGCTGAAGCTGCTGAAGCTGCTGCTGAAGCTGCTACTGCCCGTGCTGAAGCTGCTCATGCTGCTGAAGCTGCTGCCCGTGAGGATCTTCAAGCTCAACTTGATGAAACCCGTGTTCAGTTAGAAAATGTCAGAGCCGCATTAACGGCAACTCTAAATGTGTAGTGATCCTTTTCCTTAGCAACTCAAAAAATTCCCCTCTACCATATTTAGTGTTGTAGTACGCTTATATGGTATCCCCTCCCCCAAAAAAAAAAAAATTCCCCCTTTATTATGTTTAGTGTTCAAGTGCGCTTCTAGCGCCCCTAAATATGGTAATTCCCCTTCCCCCAAAAAAAAAAAACTTTAATTTTAAAGTATTTTTTGTTTAATTAAATTTAGTTTATATTATAAGTTAAATAATTAGTTTCTAAATTTGATTTAAGATCAGAATTAAATATAGAAATTAATTCAATAGTGAAAGAATAATTTTCATTTAAAGTAATATTATTACCTAAATAATCAACAAGTTCAATATCTAATTTTTTAATATTAATAGGTTGTTTAAATTTATATTCAGTATTAACAAAATCAATATTTTTTTTTAAATAATTATTTAAAATAATAATTTTAGCAAATACATTATTATTGTTATTATTAAAATTAATATTTCCCCAATCATTAATTTTTAAAAATATATATTTATCATCAAAATTAAATTCATGATCAAAACTTAATAATTTAATACTAATAATATTTTTAAAAGTTTTATCTAATTCATATTTAAATTTAGTATTTGAATATAAATTAATATTTCTATATCTAGAGTCAATATTTATAATTATATTTTCCATATTAATAAATATACATATAATATTTTTAAATATAATTATTTTTATAAATTTCTTCTTCAATACTATTTTTAACTAGTATTCTAATAACTTTAACTTTTTCTTTTTGTCCTAATCTACAAGCACGTGCAATAGCTTGTGATTCAATACTTTTACATTCATTATAAGTGGAATTAATAGGTTCAACAAAAAAAATGTGTGTGGCTTCAGTTAAATTAGTACCAGAAGCAGCATTTTTTAAACTTAACATTATAACTTTTGTATCATTTTCATTTAAAGTTTTATTTTTAAACTTATAAATAGCAGCATTTTTACAATGTATATTACCTTTAACAAATGAGTTATTAATACCATTATCAGCTAAAGTTGTACCAATTAGATTTAACATATCATCCCATTGAGAGAAAATAATAATGCGTGTATTATCTAATAAAACCAAAGGTCTAATAATAGAAATTAATTTACCTAATTTAGAACCATATTTATTAATTAAACTATTAGTATAAGAAAAATTATTATTAATTAAAAGTAATTCTTTATTTTTAATATTAGCTTGACATAATGGACAAGTATTTTTATTATTTAAACACAACTTAATACAATTATAACAAAATAGATGCCCACAAATAGTTAAAGTAGGATTATTAATACCATCTAAACAGATAGAACAATCATTATCATTAATATAATTATCATTATTATTAATTTTATTAAGTATATCAATAAAATATTTAGATTCAGTGATAATAGTTTCATAATTTTTTTTAATCATATAATATGATTGAGTATTAACATTTAAGTTTAAAATTTTATTTTCATAATTAATAATATTATTAGTATGATAATCTAATAATTTATTATACATTAAATTAATATCAATAACATCAGAATTATAAATTTTACGTGTAGAATCAACAACTAAAGGATGACAACAAAATTGTTGTAAATAAATATTATTAACTTTATTAACTTTCATATTATATAAATCTTGTTCAATAGATGTAAAATTAATCCATATTAGTTCTTCTTCATATCCAGGAATATTAATTTCATTAGAAACATCAATTTTTAAGTGTCTAACACAAATTTCATTTAATATATTTAACCAAAAATATTCTTTTTTATGAATATCAGAGAAAATAACATTATCATTATTATTATTAATATCATATAATAAATTATTTTCTTTATTTTCTAACTTTAAATTAATAAATTTGGCACAATTACTTAAACCTAAAATGGTACCGGATATATACCAATTAAAATCAGAATCTAAATTTAATATCCATTCAGTCATATATTTACATAATGAAACTTTAGATAAAATATCAGCAAAAATTTCATGTGCTTCATCTAAAATAATTCTATTAAAATAAAACATTTCAAAAATAGGTACAGTAGTTTTTTTAATTTCATAAATAGAAAAATTATATAATGTATTTAAAAAATTATTAACTAACGTATTTTTAAATTGGAAATTATAAGAAGATAATGTAGCATTTTTATAATAATATAAAGTAGGATAATATTTAAAATTCATAATAAATTGAAAACTCACTAATATAACATCACTAATAATAAAATCATTAAAAGTTAAGTTATTATAATTTGTTTTAGTAATAATAGTTAAAACTTTTAAATTTGAAGTTTTTTTAATTTCTATATCCCATTGTTTAATTAAATGTGAAGGACAGATAATTAATGTAGCTTTAGTATATATTTTATTAAATTTATGTTTAGAAAGTTTAAAAACAGAATCATATTTAGATTTATTATTAATAATAAGTGCAATAGAAGTAATAGTTTTACCTAAACCCATTTCATCAGCTAAAATGCCACCAGTAGTGTTAATATTTAATTGAGTATTATTAGATTGATAAAATAATGGATTATAATTTAATTGTATATCATCAAATTGAAAATTATAAGTATAATTAATTTTATTAAATATATTATTTTCAATATTAATCATTTTATTTAATGATTGTTCTTGATAATTATATAATTTAACTTTTAATTCAGATGATAATTTAATTAACTTTTTAGTATAAGGTATAAATTTAATTTTATCAAAATTAATATTAAAATAAAGTGGTAAATTATTAAATTTATAACTTAAATAATTTTGTAATCCTAATGAATTATTAATATAATTACTAATAAAATTAGAGTTAATACTAATATTAAATTTAAAACCAGAGTATATATTATTTTTTTCAATTAATGTAAAATCTAAATTCCATAAATATAATTTGTTTAATATTTCAAAAAAAATATAATATTCGATATCATTTGAGGTATAATTAACATATTTATATTTATTATTTACTTTATATTTAAATATAATATTAACTCCTAATTTAATATTGAATAATTCAATATTATATGGTTTAGAATTATATAATGTATCAAAATATATAGTATTATTTATAATATCCATTATAATAATAAATATAAATATTTATTTATATAATATTAATTTTATATAGACGTATTTAAATATTTTTAATACATGGATACCATTTAATATAATTATTTTCTAATATAAATGATTCAAAGTTAGTAAAACTATTAAATTTAGGATGTAATTTAGATAATAAATTAAATTTTTCAATTTGTGAAAAGTTAGGAATAAGAATATCATAAATTAAGTATAATTCATTTTTTTCAATATATTTTGTAATAATAGGATATTTATTAAATAAATTTGTATGTGGATAAATATTATATGGTACAAAATAATATATATTTTCTTCTTTATAATTAAAATAAAACTGATTATAATATATAATATTTTGATAATATAATGAACCATTAATAAAATTTTTAAATGGTTTATATGTAACAATTTCATTTAATATTTTAACTTTATTAAAATAATAGTTCATAATTCTATTATTATATTTATATTTTAATTTAAGTCTCAATTTATGTAAAAATTTATTTAGTAATATAATTTTATTATAATATATATAATTAATAGTTAAAATTTTATTAATATTAAAAAATATAGTATATAAAAAAAAATTAAAAAAGTTTTGTAATATTATTATTAATTTAGAATTATTATATATAAACTGATTAATTAAATTATTATTAATTATAACATTTAATAGTATATTTTTTTTTTCTGTAAATATATAATAATATTCAATTATTAATAATAATATATTATTACTACATTTAATAATATAATTAATTACTTCAGTATTAATTACTATTTCTTCTGAAGAATTAATATTTATTAAATTATCAATTATATTTAATAATTTAATTTCTTTCACAGTTTTTAACTCTTGTTTAATTTGATTATAATAATTTTTATTATATAAATTATAATTTTCATATATAATTTTTAATAAAGTAAATTCATGTGTTTTTTTATAATATTTATTTAAATTTTTAAAAATTTCAATATCATTAAATGAACTTACTAATTTATAATAATATATATTAATATCAATATATTTTAATATAATATTAATTTTATGTAATTTCTTTTTATTTATACTAATTTTATTAATTAATCTATGTATTAAAATATTATTATCTAATAAATTATTTTTATTAAAATAATATAATAAATTTATTAATATACGATAATCAGAATTAATTACTGATTTAATTATTAATTCTTCTTTAAAATCTATTGATAATAAATTTAAATCAACTTTATTTAACCAATAATTAAATGTAGTAATATTACCAATTGTAGCAGCACATAATAAATAATTACTATTATAATTATTTAATTTTAAATATTTATTAATATTTAATTTTTGTAATAATAAATGACCTTTGTATAATGATATTAATTTTAAAATTAATTTTTTTATTATAAATTCAATTTGATCATCAAAATCGTCTTTAATTTCTAATTCTATAATATTATTAATATTATATATAATATAATTATACAAAGAATAATAATATAATTTTTTATAATTATTAAAATAAATAGTTTGATTATTACACATTTCTAATAATTTATTTAAAATAAAAATTTTATCATGTAAATTATTAATATTTAATAATTTTATAATTAATTTATTATTAATAAAATTATTATATATATTATTTATAATATTATTATTCATAGTTTATATTATATTATTTACTAAAAAATAATAATAATTTTTTAAATCTAATTAATATTTAATATGGATATTATAACAAAAAATTTTAAAAAATTTAAATTACCTATATCTAATGAAAAAATGGAAGAGTTTTGTCTTCCTAAAAAATATAAATTATTACCACAACAAGAATTTTTAAGTGAATTATTAATAAGTAAATATTGTCCCTGGAATATTGATAAAAATATCCGTGGTATATTAATTTATCATAATATAGGTTCTGCTAAAACATGTACCGCTATTAGAATTGCTGAAAAATTTAAAAAAAAAATAAATATTATTTTTGTTTTACCTGCTGCATTAATGAATAATTTATATTATGAATTACGTTCAGAATGTACAGATAATGAATATATAACAAAAACAGAAAGAGAAGAATTAAAACATGAAGAAATAAATAGTGAAAAATATAATAAAATAATAAATAAAACAAAAAAAAAAATAAATAAATATTATACAATATATTCATATCATAAATTTATAGAATTAATACAAACACAACAAATAAAAAATATAAATAATACATTATTAATAATAGATGAAATTCAAAATATGATATCAATAAATGGAACATTTTATAATACATTAAATAATTTAGTGAATAATAGTAAAAAATGTAAATTAATATTATTAAGTGCAACACCAATATTTGATAGACCAATAGAAATAGCTTTAACCTTAAATTTATTAAAAAAAGATTTATTTAATATAGAAAAATTTAATCAAGATTATATGGATGAAAAATATAATTTAATAAATATATCAGATTTTAAAAATAAAATAACTAATTTAATATCTTATTATCGTGGTGCACCACCACAAGCATATCCAAAAGTAATATTTAAAACAGTAAAATGTTTAATGAGTTCCTTTCAATATAAAAGTTATTTAACTAGTTTAAGTTCAGAAACAAAATATATAAAGGGTTCATTTAAAAATGTTGATATATTAAAAATGCCATCAAATTTTTTTATAGGACCACGTATAATATCTAATATAGCATATCCTAATAAAAGTATAGGTGAATTAGGCTATAAATCATTAAAAAAAAATTATTTATTATTAAAAAATATAAAAAAATATTCTTGTAAATTTTATAAAATTTTAAAAACTATAAATAAATCAGAAGGATTAAATTTTATTTTTTCAAATTTTAAAGAATATGGAGGAATAAAACCATTTATAATTTTTTTAGAATATCATGGATGGAAAAATTTTATTATTCATGGTGAAGGAAAAAAAAGATATGCAATATGGACTGGTGATGAAAATAATATAATTAAAGAAAATATAAAAAATACTTTTAATAATAAATTAAATTTAAATGGATCTAAAATAAAAATATTATTTGGTAGTCCATCAATAAAAGAAGGTGTAAGTTTATTACGTGTTGAAAATGTACATATTTTAGAACCATATTGGAATATATCAAGAATATCACAAATAATGGGTCGGGCAATAAGATTTTGTTCTCATAAAGATGTACCAAAAGATAAACGAATAGTAAATGTATTTTTATATTTATCTACTTTTAAAGGAGAAAAAACAACAGATCAATATATTTGGTCATTAGCAAAGAAAAAACAAATATTAATTCAATCATTTGAAAATATTTTAAAAGAAAATGCTTTTGATTGTAAACTATTTTATAATAGAAATGTTTATAAAAATGATGAATATAAACTAAAATGTTAATTATATCATATAATAGTTTTGGATAAATTTTATATAAATATTTTTTTTTTAAAATTATGTCAATATTAAGTTATTAATATTACAAATATCATATAATAGATTTGAATCAATTTTATATAATTCAATATAAATATTCTCAATTAATGATTTACTATTAATAAGAAATTCATGAATATCATTTAAATTATTACTTAATTTAGAAAGTATAAATAATAAATTTATAATTTGTTTTTCAATATTATCAATATTATCAATATTATTAATATTATATTTATTTCTAAATAAGATTATAATATTTAATAGATAACCTAAATTATAAATTTCTAAATCAAGGTCCATATTATCACCAGATGTTTCCAAGTCCATATTATTAATAATATCATTATTAGTATCAGTGTTAATTTCTAAATCTAAGTTAAAATCTAGATCCATAGTCATTATAATTATTAATAAAATATTAATTAATAATTTAATTTTTCAAATTTTTTATGTTAATTTCCTTTAATAATTAGTTTAATTTTATTTTGTTTATTAATATATTTTTTAACAAATGTAATAATATCATCTTTAGTAATAAAATTTAATTTATTTAATAATAATTCATCTCTATTAAATAAATAATATTGAAATTTAATTTCATATTCATATTTTAAAAATAAATCAATAGTATTTGTTTCATTTGATAATAAATTATTTCTAATACTATTAATAGAAACATCAATATTAGTATCATTAATTATATTAATAATATTTTTATTAAATTCGTTAATTTTTTTTTTAATAGTATTAGTATCTTTATTAGATTGAACTTTTTGATAAATATAATAATAATTATTAATATGAATATAATTCATAGAAACTAAATAACCTAATTGATGTTTAGTACGTAATTCATTAAAAAATAAATTATTAAGTATTAATAAAATTAATTGAATTAATAAATAATTATATGGTGTAAAATTGCCAATTTTATAATAAAATGTAACACAATTAGATTTTTCTTTTTTATTAGGATGTTTAATAATAATATTATTTGTTAAAATTTTTAAATTATTATTTAATTTAAAAGAAATATTATTAAAAATATTTAAATGTTCAATAATATGTTCAATATTATTAATATGAATATTACCAAATATGAATATTAAAATATTATAATTATTATTAAATATACTATAAATATAATTTTTAATATCATAATATGTAATTGATTCAATAGTTTCTAATAATATTTTATTATTATAAAAATAATTGATAGATTTTAAATTAAATATATAATTATTATATTCCCATGGATTATTATATTTTATATTTTTAAAATTTTCTTTAAGTTTAAATAATAAACTATTAATATATTTTTCAGAAATAATATTAAAATTATCTTGAATATTTTTAATAAAATTTTTAAATTCATTAATTAACAAGTTAATTTTATTAATATTATTAAATGATTTAATATATATATTTAATGAAGAAGTAATATTATTACTTTTAATTGATATATTATAATTTTCAATTAAAAATATATTATATAAAATAGTATTTAATAAATGATTAATTATTAAAACAGCCATTTGAGTTAATATAAAATTTTTAGGTGTATTAAATAAATTTTTATTTATTAATTGAATCCATATAATTACAATTGGTTCATTAAATTTAGATAATCCATAATACCATATATTATTTTTAATTCTAATAGGAATATCATTTTTATCTAAATTTTTAATAATAACATTATTATTATTATTAATAAAATTAAGATCAATATTAAATAACATTAAATTAATTTTTTTTTCAATTATATTTGTATTAATAGTGTTAATATCAAGTTCAACATATTTTGTTATATAATGTGGTAATATTAAATAATTATAATCTTTAAAAAGTTTATTTGAATGTATAATTTTTGTAAAGTTTTTATTAATATATTTTTTATATAATAATATATATTCATTAGAAGATAATACAATATCATTAATAAAACTATTTTTTAATACTGTTTTAGTATCAAATATTAAATGATTTTTAGCTAATACATTAGATAATGTAGTATAATCAATATCTAATATATTATCAAAATTAATAATATCAATATTTTTATAATATTCTGCATATAAATTTAAATTATTTGTATATAATGTATCTAAATAAATAAATAATATATTTTCAATTTCATTTATATATTTAATACCATTTTCAGTTAAACTAAAATATATAATAAATATTCCTTCATCTTTAATATTAATGGATAAATTAGTAATATAACCTTTATTAATTAAATAAAAATAAAAAGAGTTTTTAGTATTTATATATAATAAATCAACTAATAAATTAAAAATATTATGATATTTAACTTTAGGTATTTCCCATAAAAATATTAAATCATAAATATTTTTATTTGATATTAAGTGATATATTTTATTAATATTTTTAAATAATGGTTTATTTATTATTAGTTCTTCTTTATTGTTATTTTTAATTTGAGAAAATATTTTATTAATTATATCATATATATTATTAATTGATAATGAAGAAGAAATACAAATAGAAATATTTTCACATATAGTATAATATTTATTATATAATTGAATCATAACATTACGTATATCAGGTTTATTTAAAGTATCTAAAGAGCCTGTACCAAATTTATTAATATTAGAATTTTTATCAGTTATAAAATTAATAAAATAATCCAATATCCACATATCATTATGAATATTTTTTAAATGTTCATTATTAACAGCATTAATTTCTTTATTTATAGAATTAATATTAAATAGTGGATCAATAAAAAATCTACTAAATATATCAATCATTTCTTCTAAATGTTCATTAAATACATTAAAATAATAAGTTGTGAAATAATCTTCAGTAACAGCATTCATAGAACCACCATAATTATTAAGTTTATTCATAAAATAATTTTCACCAGGATATTTACTACTACCCATAAATAACATATGTTCTAAAAAGTGAGCTAATCCATTATAATCATCAGGATCATTATATGAGCCACATTTAACAGATATAGATATATATGATGAATTAAATATATTAGGATCATTAATTATAATATATTTAATATTATTACTTAATTTACCACCAAAAATTTCACGTGTATCAATATTTGATTTTTCTATTAATATCATATCAAATATTAGAAATTTATTTATTATTATATAATAATAAATTAGAACATTTAATATTTACTTTACTTATAATTTTACTCCATATATTTAAAAATAATTTTATATTTATTTTTCTATAATTAAATGTATTTATATTTTCAGTTGTAATCCATAGATTATTAATTATTTTAAATTCTTTTAATATATTTAATATTATTTCTGATAAATCATAATTTAATAAAAATGGTGTAATTATAAAATAATGATTAATAGAATTAAAATAATTAGTAATAATATTATTATTAATTTCCATATCTAATTTATTTGTATTTATAAAATTATTTTTTAAATAAAATATTAATTCTTTTAATGGTGGTGTATTTAAAAATGAATAATGTGTTAAATTATCAGAATAATAATTTTTCATATTACCAAATTGTGAAATTATTAAATGATATAATTTTAATAAATATTCTTCACTATTATATGAAATTTTATTATTATATATAATATCTAAATGTTGATTTAATAATATATGATCATAATATTCAGGATATTTTAATAAAATATTATATGCTGTTTTATCTATTATATAATTATATAAATCTTGATATGGATCTTGTAATATATTAATTTGTTTATTATATATATTTAATCCATAATATTCAGTTTCATAATAATCAATATATTCTTCAATAACATCAATATATTCGTTTAATATTTTCATTTGTTCATCATTTAAATTATATTCTAATGATATATTTTTATCATGATATAATATATATCGTAAATCACAAACTTCTAAATTATTAATTTCTTCTAATGTCATTTTATTACTTTTATTTTTTATTATTTTTTTTAATAAATCTAATATTTCTAAATAATTTAATTTTAACTTTTCTATAAATATATTTACTAAATTTAAATTTATTTTAAAAAATCTTTGTAATATTATTTTTGTTTTATTTAATTCATTTGTTTCATTTATTTTCTCTAAATATAATAATAATTTAGTAAAATCAACTGTAATTAATGTTTTTTTTAAATTGACAATATTACTTTTATTTAATGCAATATAATGATTTTTTAAATAAAATAATAAACCTAATTCCGGACCTATTTCTAATGATGATGGTAAATGATCATTCCCAAATAAATAAAATATTAAACATATATCCCAAATTATTTTATAATTGTTTGATTTTACATTATTTATTGTATTATATAAATCTAATATTGTTTTTATTATTATATTGGCATCTAATATCTGAACATAATTAAATAAATTATTATATTTAATATATTTTATAATTGATAATGATATTTCTACATTTAATATCTTATAATATGTTTGTTGTACTAATATTTGATGTATTAAATCTGAGTCTGTTGTATGTATACAATAATCTCCATTATATTGATTTTCAGCTATATATTTAAATATTTTTAAATCTGATTCACCATTCTCAGATGCACTGTTAATTATAATATTTATTTTCGGAAAATTTAATTTTAATTTAATATGTAAATATATTTCAATATTTTTTATAAAATTTGATGAAGGATTTATTGACTTATCTATACTAAATCTATTATTTATCCATTTTAAATAATCAAATATTAATATATCATATTTTGATTTTTCTGTTATATTATAACTTTTTGATAATTCATTTATTAATTGTTTTATATTTCTTTCTAAATTATTAAAATAATATTTAAATAAATTCCTTTTTTCTATTGATTCTAAATAATTTTTAATTCTTCTTTTTCTTTGTTCAATAATTTTAGAATATGATGGTATACCATCAAAAAATATAGCAATTGATTGAATAAAATTAGTTTCATGTAAGTTATTAATATATTTAATTATAGTATTATTAATTTTTTCAAATATTACAAATTCTAATAATGATGTGTTATTATTAATTTTATTTGTTATATAATATATAAAATTTGTAATTATAATTTCTTCATTAAATCCATCTAATATATTATATATATAATTATTTATATTATATATCTTCCAATGATTTTGATTAAATATTTTCTCTAATAATTCTTCTAATAAATTATTATTATTTATATTATATGGTAAACTTAATATGATTTTTATTATATCATTTATTTCATGTTCTATTTCTATTATTTCTTGATATATTAAAAAATTTATATCAAATATTATATAATTACTTATTATTTTTTTTATATTATTATCTAAATTTAATTCCTCAAAACCCTCATTATTTAATGATTTTGATATAAAATTTACAAATCTATCTAAACCCATAATATATATCTATAATTTTATATATTTAAATTATTAATCTTTTTATTTTTAATTATTTTATTTTTATTTAGTGAGTTTAAAGTAAAATAATATATATTTATTTAATATATATTATGGAAAATCATAATGATAATATTACAGTATCTATTCCTATACAACCACAATTACAATCTAATGATACTGGTCTATTAACTAATATTTATACTGAATCATTAACAAATACTATTACTAATAAAATATGTAATTATAAATATATTATTATTATTATTATTATCTCTATTATTTCTTATTATTTTTATTTTTATTGTTATAAAAAAAATACTATTAAACCTACACTTATTACTAATAATGATATTAATAATGATATTAATAATAATAATAATAATAATAATAATAATAATGATAATAATGATATTACTAATAAACAACAACTTTTAACAGATCAAATTTTAGAAAAACAAATTAATAAACAAAATTTATTAAAACAACAAATTATTGAACAACATAAAGCAATTTTAAATATTATAAAACAATTAGATGAAATAAAAGGTTTTATAACTAATAATAATAATAATGATGATAATAATAATGATAATAATTTAAAAACTATAAATTTAATAAATGAAAATGAACAAATAAAACAACATAATTTAACACAATCAGAATTAGAAGATATTAATAATAATATCTAAATAAATATAATGAATTCAATAGATTTTTATAATAAAATAAAAGAATTAAATAAAATAAATAATTATGCAAATGAAACAGAACAAAATTTATTATATGCATTATATTATCAATCAACAATAGGAAATATAAATATACCATTAAATAATAATTCAAGAATAAGTTATGATAAATTAATAATTTGGAATAAATTAAAAAATATGTCTAAAGAAGATGCAGAAGAAAAATTTTTACTTAATATAAATCAAATATTTAAAAAATATAATATTAATTAATAGAAAATATAAATTAAAAAATATAATATTAATTAATTAATAGGAAAGATTAAAATGAATATAAATTAAAAATATAATATTAATTTATTAATAGGAAATATAATATTAATTTATTACTAAGAAATATAAATTAAAAAAATATAATATTTATAAATAGGAAATCTAAATATAAATTATAAAATATAATATTAATTTATTACTAAGAAATATAAATTAAAAAAATATAATATTTATAAATAGGAAATATAAATATAAATATAATATTAATTTATTACTAAGAAATATAAATTAAAAAAATATAATATTTATAAATAGGAAATATAAATATAAATATAATATTAATTTATTACTAGGAAATATAAATTAAAAAATATAATATTAATAAATTTATAAATAGGAAATCTAAATATAAATTATAAAATATAATATTAATTTATTACTAAGAAATATAAATTAAAAAATATAATATTAATAAA